ATCTTGTCTCCATTATCCTTCCAATACTTGACCTTCATTTCCAACACTCGGTCCTCATCCGTTTTCGGTATCAAACTATCCGGGTTTTCTTTTCGCTCCTTCAACGCGGCATCGTCTTCTGCACTCGGTTTCGGTTTTACACCAAAACAGTTGACACCAAATCGAACATACGGATTATCAATATACCCACCATTCACTCCCGGACGACCGCAACTGTTTTTGTTGTTTTTGGTTTTCTGAAGCCGGTCCCACGTTTTCTTCTGTGTCGGGAAAAACGCCATTTGTCCCTCTGACCAGCCGTAATTACACCACTCCGCGCCGTCTTGATATGCTTTTTCTATTTCATTATAGGTCGCCATACGTGCGCCGTACGCACTACAAATGGTCTGCGCATCTTCGTATGTATACAGATTGTCGCGAATATTAAATACTTCTTCGCGAGCGGGTGCGTTTGCTCCGGATGCGTCCGCCGCTGCCTTTGCTGCCTTGGCTTTTTCTTCTTTTCGCCATCCAGGCGTCCAAACATCCTTGAACCATCCGTCAAAGTATTCTCGAAGAGAAATGTTTAGCACACGCTTGAAAAAGATGAAAACCATTGCTATCATAATGGTTTTCCATACATACAACTCTATCAGGTAAATCGTAATAGGACGTGTATCGTATTCCATGGGAACACCCGTTATGTAAATCAATAAATAAAACAGAACGATAAACACCAAATAACTCACAATGGTAGAAATTTGTTCCACGTGTTCTGTGTATAAGAACCACCATTCTTCCACCAAGTGTTGTTTTTCCTGGTCGGTTTTGTAATAATACGACAATAATGTAATAACCAAAAAGGCAAACAGCACAATAAAATCGAATGTTCGACTTACCGCAACAATACTATTTCCTTCTGAACTGGGAGCACGATACAAATCGACGATAAAATAGAGAATAATGTAGCCAGTCAGAAACCATAGTATTAAAACAATATTCGAACGGGAAAACACGGTGCGTAAAATGTCTTCTATGCTGTCTTCTTTTTTGGATGCTGGCGCTGTTTTATTTCCGCTGGCATCTTTAGCGGGTGCCGGTGCCGGCGCAGATTTTGATGATGGTGCTGGAGCAGGTGCCGGGGCAGATTTTGGTGCTGGAGCTGGTGCTGGTGCTGGTGCTGGTGCTGGTGCTGGTGCTGGAGCTGGTGCCGGTGCTGGAGCTGGAGCTGGAGCTGGTGCTGGTGCTGGAGCTGGAGCTGGAGCTGGAGCTGGAGCCGGAGCTGGTTCTGGAGCTGGTGCTGGTGCTGGTGCTGGAGCTGGTGCTGGTTCTGATGGTGTTGGCATTTATAAGGTTATAATATATCTACTTATTTTTTTTGCGATAAAACAAACAGTAGGCGCTTTGTGAACTGGAGACCATACTTTGTATGGGCATAACCGACGTATCATTGAATAAAAACCATTCATTTTGTTCCGTCCGCACAAAAGAAGTGTAGTGGCCACCCATAATATTGCCCATATGATTGCATACCCCAAACAATTCATATACATACGATTTTTCATTATACCCAATAACGTATTTGCTTAAATCTAAATGGTCCACCGGAAAGTGTACATTGTTATTCAATTTACGCATACCATCGGGAGAAAACCGTTTTAGAGCAATAATCAGTATTCGCGGAATATTCCAAAACACAATTCGTTTGTGCGCATTCTGATACTGTTTCGTATTTTCGTTATACCACGCATTGTCGCCATGTAGCCATTCGGGTTTCGTAAATAAATCGAAACATTCTTCCAAATGAATTTCGCGTCCCGCGTTGGAATAATAAGACACGGGGAGAGGTAAATCCAAAATAAAAAACGGTTCCGGTTTCAATGACAATCGCGTTATGAGATTTTGTTCCGATGGTTCAGAAACGATTTCCGAAACATAAATACCATAAAAGAGTTCCATAATTTCCGAATATTCTTTCGTATACACCTCCCGCAACATGGTATAACAACGCATCGCAATGTCGTCTTTTTCTGTCATCCGATTGCCGTTTATCCGCATAACCACCGGACGACAAATGCTGGCATGTAAGCATTCAATCATAAACAACAAAAATTCGGGCATATCATTCTGAGCAAATCCGGTAAACAATTCCCGTTTTTTCAATTTCGCATTGGTATGGATTGCCCGCAACAAATTAATAGGCGAATACACCGCATTGTTCGACCGCATAGCATCCCGCAATGCCAACCACTCCAAAAACACCTGGGTTTCCGGAATGTGTTTATGGTGGGGTGTATATTTTAGCCGCAACGTATCCAATTCATGTATGTGATTTAGGACTTGAATACAGGAGTTCATAAAACACGTATTTCCCAAATTCGCCAATCCCGATAGACCCCTGGATTTTTCCATGTTGTTGTCTAAAGTAGGTATGTTTGTTAATTATGCTATTGAACATATAAAGTATTGGCTTTATATTATATTATTTATCAGTCATTTATGGACCAACTTTCCATAGAAAGATTACAACAGCAAATATTATCGCAATTATCCACGCCGCGTACTACTCGTATGTATGCGTCTACCAACACACACATGAACACAAACATGAATACAAGTACAAATACACAGCCTACTACTCCTCCACGAAGAAATACCCGTTCGAGATTTTATCAACCACCTCGATTAAATACAACTATTGAACAAGACCAGGAAGCCATTCAACAAGAACGAACCCACCATTTTATCCGCGAATTGATGTCTATTACACGCGAGTATCAGTCCGAACAACGCGAGTTTCACCGAACCATGAACACAATTATTTCACTATTAGACCGTTTATTGGGGAGAAGACGTTCTGAACCGGCTGCTTCTCCCGTTCAGTTTAACGGAACGACTTACGCCGACGAAACGGAAACGGAACTACCTCCGCCTCCGCGTCCGACCCCTCTCCGACGGAATTCTTACCTTGGGCGTGCGTTTCAGCGCCATCGCGAACGTGAACGTGAACGAGATATCGAAACCGAACGAAACCGTAATATTCAGTTTCAGCCGTTGAATACCGAAACAGATGACCGAACAGAAAACCTGTTTATTTCGTATTTCTTTTCGCCTTTAGCGACCGATAATACGGCTCCCGAGCGATTAACCCAGCGACAAATTGAACAAAATACGCACATTATAGTGTATGATGCGTCCATGAATGAAACACGATGTCCTATAACTATGGAGGATTTCGCGGAGGGAGAAGAAGTATTACAAATCGCGGGTTGTGGACATTATTTTAAAAGAGAAGCACTCACAGAATGGTTTCGTCGCAATAACCAATGTCCGGTGTGTCGACACCGTGTTTTGCGCGGTGGCGGAACGCGTTATACCACGACTTCTGCTACGCCTGAAATAAATACTGTCCTACCTGCGGACGAACACGCCACCCCCGAAAATGAGGTTCCGTATGTAGAATACAACGATAGCGACGATAATGTTAATGATGGTGAGGGAGACGGCAACGGCGACGGCGATGAACACACTGACCTCCGAGAACAACGAAATACAGAAACGCATTCTCCCAGTCCATCCACATACAGTATGTTTGAAGACAGATATACATTCCAATTGCCTCTTTTGTATGACACGTCCAACAACGTATTTTTTTCAGAAAACAATCGTGAACCCATAGGAAGCGAACGCGAACTTCAACAAACGATCCAACGCGAAATACTAAACGCGTTCCAGTTGTTTCGAACTCCTCGAAATCAATTATAAAAACAGGTTTATTTCTCTCTTTATGGGGGAGAATGAAAAGACAGACCGACAGCAAACATAAAAAAGACACCTGCGCATTCATGTAGAATTTTATTCTATATGAATATGAATATGATACAACTAGTCTAGAACCCACTGTTCACACATTACCTGTATTATTTTTTCCGGAAACAATCTTGAAGTGTCTGTATCCGATTTTGTTCATTGTATATCCGCATCAAGAATTTATCAAACAACAGCGCCTTCACTTTTTGAGAACAATACTTTTCCTTTTTCTTCATAAACACTTCCAAATCCGGGAATTCCGACGCCAGTTTATCCATATCTTTGCGATACGTCTTCAGCGACGCATCCATTTTCCTGTATTCCCATATCTGGTCCACCGCCAATCCAAACAACTGTTGTAGCGGTTTCATCAACTGGTTCGTAATATAGTAAGTATAATCGATTTTGACGCGATTGGACACAATGAATTCCGGTGTTTCCACACGGTCGCCCAACAACTTTTTCCCCGGATTGGAAATAAACACGAACCGAATTCGGTCTCCCGGTTTCGGTTTGTTTCCCGGGTCGCGTTTTCCTATTCTATCCGCCAACACACGGTGAGCTATTCGGTCAGGGTTCGCATAATCGCTGCGCAACGCCTTCGTCAACATCAGTTTTTCCATCGGAACGTTGCCGTCGATGAGTTGGGAGACGGAACGGTCCAGGAATTCCACTGCGCGTTGAACATTGTTTTCGTGCATCAATATATTCAGAATTCCGCCATACGTATCTTTCAAATAATCACACGAATCGCGCCGTTTCAGCGACAACCCCATGTATTTCAGTTTGCCTTTATTTGGATCGGTTTCATACAACATCCCCACATATCGTTTTTTCGACAACAAAATAAACGGCATCAACGTTTTTTCATACGACAATTCCATCGGCGGTTTCAAATAATCACTACACAATTTGGCCGCGTGTTGTGCGATTTCAATGGTTATTTCCAACGCTTTCTGTCCACGGATTTTTTCTCCCGTTGTAGGGTCGGTTAAATTGAAGGTAAAGAAGACCGAGTCCGTATTGTGGACAATCATGCTCCCAATACCCGCCGCGAAATGATGGTTTTCCGTCGTTAAATCGTATACATATCCCGTGTAATCTATTTCCTGTTTAAACAAAATAGCATTGGCTTCCTCCTCCGACCATTCCGCCGCAGCATTCGCCGTTTTATGGACGGTCATAAAGATATTGCCGTTTTCGTCCACCTGAAATACAGGATAATGTCCATTCTCTAACGCATCCATATACAGTCGCTGCATTCGAACATGTGCGGTGTTTGTATTTTCGAATACGTACCGTATTTGGTCGGCCAAAGAAGTAAATACCGGCTTCGAACGGTTCTCGGTCATAGCAGGGTTCAAATAGAACGAAACGGTTTCATTGGTGTATTTGTTTGGTAGGAAATACCCGCTACGAATAGTTTCATTCCAGAAATACCCGGTAGGTAGGGGATGGTGTAGCAAGGGCGAACCCACCTCCACGTCGTCGGGAGATATTTCTTTTCCATCCGGACGCAATAGAGAATGGTCGTTGGTCGCATCCACTAATCCTCGGCGCGTAATAACACGTACCATTTTTTTATGAACTGCCAATGAGTGTCGCATAACACATGTTAATGGCGTCCATCCCTTCTCCGTCCACGTTTCCACATCGAACATACGGCAATATTCCTTCGATTGACGTCCGGGCTCGTGGCTATACTGCCACACATTGTGTCCGAATTTCGCACCCAATTCTTCGATCGCACATATTTCCACCACTTTCGTAGACGCACGGCGCACGATAACAGGCGTGTATTTGGCTACACTATCACCATACACATATTCCGCATTGGTCATGACCATTCCATGACTTTCTGTATTATATTCCAAACGTTGATACACCTCCTCGATGATACGGCGGGCATAAGTAATCATCATTCGACCCGTGGCGGTGGTCGAAGCCGCCACATCCTTTTCATAAAACGTGGACGTTTTGGCGCCACACTGACCATACAACGAATTGGCCGTTACCTTATATCCGAGTTGTCGTTTGTCTAAGATGTTTTGCATGAAGGGGTCTTTTTCCGTTTTCGCCATTTTGCGTGTATCGGACCGCGCTTTCAACAATTCCTCCAAAATACTGGGCATAATTCCTTTTTTACCGTTGGGAAATTGTGCCCAACGGACACATTTGGTTCCGCATTTCACTTTTTCTGCGCGCGACGTGGGCGTTTTGCGGATATACCGAAACGTATCGAATTCCAAATCCACATATTCGTATCCTTCCAATCCATCGTATTTGTATTTTCCATTCGCGTCTTTTTCTCCCTTTTCTTCAATAATATTTCCATCTAAATCGTATTCTTTCGTCCACACCTTGCTATCGTGAGACAGGTTATTACTAATCATCGAAGAAGGATATAGCGACGAATAATCCACGCACGCCACGGGGTTGTCCATATACATCGAACATTTGGGAGGCAACACAATTGCGCCTTCATACCCATCATTTTCCCCCGATTTGTCTAAATCGGGCATCAGGGTGTTTTTCTCCCTACACTTTTTAGCGACATAGGAAGTGAGTTTAATCCCTTGACCACGAAACACCAAGAAACTGATGGGGACACTACAAATACGCGACATTTCCACGTAGCCCGTAATAACGTCTATTTTACCCATCAAATGATGAACGAGATTACAATCTTGAATACAGTATTTCGCGACGATGGCGCGGTCGGCAGCGGAACCTTTCGCCAACCGGAAAATATCTTGTGGGGAGACATCGTCTTTCGCCATTCCCCATTTAATACTTTTAGCTTTTTGGATATGTTCGTGTCCAGCAATGACAATGACATTGTATTTGACCGTCGCTTCTTTTCCTTTGACCATTTCCACTACTTCTTTGTCGCGAATGATTTGTATGACAGGAAATTTCTGTCCGTTTTTGTAATAGTCCGAAGTAAACCCCGACAATTCAATGTGTATAAAATCGCCCACGTGGAGCCCCGCCAAGTTGTTGCTATAGAGGTGTGTCGTTTGTTCGCCCGTTTCGGCGTCGGTTATACATTCCACTTTTTTAACATCATCACTGATAAAACTACCCGCCACGTCGTCCAACTTGTAGGACGACAAATTGAAATCGCGACGGAAATAGGTATACATATCCACCTGTATTCTCCCTACCATACGGAAATATTTCAAATCGTATTCCCCACTGGCGAGAGCAACGGTGGTATTTTCTATTTCATGTTTGATGGTTTCCACGCCCGTTTCGGGGTCAGTAGAACGTTTTTCTTTTGTACATACCATTCCCACATTTCGCGAGAGTTGGGAGAAATCGGAAACACAATTGTTTTCCAACGAACGACGAAACAGGAACTCATAATCAAATCCAAAAATGTTATAACCAATAATGATATCCGGATTTTCTTTTTGTATCAAGTCCGTCCAACGTAATAGCAGGTCTTTTTCTGTATCCGCACTTTCGATTACTGCTCCGTCCACGGGGTCGCACGTTCCTTTGACCAAACAGTGGTTCAAGTACGGTTCCTTCTCCCCATACTTTAGGAAAGTAGAACCGATAAAGGTAACCTCATCCCCTTTCAAGGGAGGATACAATCGCGTTAGCACTTCATCTACTGTGGTTATTTTTGTATCACGGTCCAATTCGGAGGACATCAACACGTCCACTATAGTTGTACTACGCGTGGGACGGCCAATCGCAACGGCGGGCTTGGATTTGGGTTTATGGAAACGGGGATGGGCAACTATTGCCTCGTCTCCGGCTCCGGCTTCGCCGTCGCCGTCGTCGCCCTCCGCGTCGCTGTCCGCATCACCGCCTTCGCGAAATCCCTCGTCGTCGGCGCCTTCGGCGCCGCGCATCCGGTCAAACATCGCGGTAATGGTCAGCACTTCCGACGCATTCCCCTCTTCCGTTTCAAACTGTTTCAGTTGTTCCACGGGCGTTTGCAACAACACCTGGATTTTATCCAATACAAACGATTTGCTTACTTCGCGTTTCGGATATACCAAATCCACGTCATCGAATTTGCTGTATCCGAACGCGGTCATTATCACTTTAGCAACCAGTTTCTCGCACATCTCCCGATTGTCCATCGCCTGTTTATCGAACACGTCCACCATATTGCTGGCCAAACGTTTATAGGATTTGATGGGGATGGGGAAATCGCCGTGGCTACTACTGGCTTCTATATCAAAACTACAAATCTTGTATGGAACACGCGTTTCTTTTTCTTCAATAGGGAGAACATCCGATTGCTTACAAATGTATTCTTTGGCGCAATGCGTAAGTTGTGTAGCGGGTATCGTTGCGTGTGTCGTTTTCACGCGGACCCAACCCGAAGGACTGATGTTTTGAATGTGGAAGTATCGCAACAATGGCGGAATATTGGCTTCATACAATCGCACGGGTGTTTTATGATACAACAATGATTTCAGTTTGCGCGTGGAACTGTATTTAGCGTTCGTATTCGCCGGCGCAGTTTGTGTTTCATACCAGGCATTCTTGAATTTGCTCAAAGTGGCCATATTTTTGAATACAAACTTGATGAATTTATATTTTCTACCTGCCGAAAAACCATACAGTTGGTGATGTTCTTCTAATACAGCAGTGTATAGTCCATCTTTGTGGAATTTGCCAATTTTCTGAACAATAAATTCCACGAATTCGTTCACCTCCCTCTGCGTCCATCGTTCGTCTACTTTGGCGTAAAAGAAGGGGCGGTAATCGGTTATATAGATACAACACGTGTTGCCCGTTTCAGAAATACCGAACATTTGAATGATGAATTGTTTGTCTTCTTTGTCCGATTTGTCTCCGCGACTGCTGCGTTCACTGCCACTTCCACTACCGCTGCCCGACCCTTCTTCGGAACTATCGGGATTTGCGTATTCTAGCTCACTAACTAAGCCATCGAAGATGTCAAAATCAAACAAACGATAGGCCATTCCTACCACGAGTTTGTTGGGTTTGGTATTCATTTTCGCTGTAGTATTTTGTTTCAGTTTTGATAATAAATGAAAAGGGAGAGATATCTTTTTATTGTGTTTCAATCTTTAATTCAATTTTTCGATTAAACCAGCAAGAATGGTTGCGTATATAATGCTATTTCAATGAAATTGATACGCCAGTAAATTTATAAAATAATAATAATGTTTTATTTTATAAATTATTGTAAAATGTGATAGGAATAAACGACTGTATATACCCAGTCCAATTATTTTTCTCCCTTTTTATCATAAATGGATAAAACAAATAATTAATCGGGAGCTGAAGATAATAACTGCCTTTACGCACAAACTCTTCATACCATCCTTGCTTACACACATCATTCTTTGTTTGGTGTATATTCTGCAAATGTTGTAATAAATGTAAATCATCTTTGTGACATATTTTGTATTGTATCACCTCCCGGTCTTGACAATTATTTTTCATACCTGCGTGTAATACTTCACTGTTGAATAAAAACACAGTTCCTGCGGGGCCATGTATATTCGTTATATTGGATATAACAAACGGATACGTTTTATCAGAATATGGACACACCGAAAGCAATTCTCCCTCATACTTATATAAAATCATCGTATACACTGGATGTTTGGTATGAAACAAGTGTTGTGATGATGTAACATCCCTATGAAAAGTAGATAACGCCGTTTGTTTGATAATATAAACATAATCCATAAACATATATCCTTCTGGGAGTTGGCGCAATGCATCATGTTCCAATTTCTTACACAATTTATTTTTAGTATTTAAATAATCTTTGTCGAATAATACACAATATCCATCATTTTGTATGGTTCTAGTTTGAATATTTTGTAATGCGTGTTCTTCGTTTTCAGGAATATACCATAATATGTAAGTCACTAAAATGGCGAATACAATTAAAAACGGGTATGATATAATCCAAAATTTACTTTTCATTTTATTTTGTGGTTATAAGCCTTATATAAAAGCCTTATATTATATTTACCATAATGACAGCCATTTTGAACCAAACCATTTTCGTGTTGTATTGTGTTCTACACCCACACGACGTCGCAATGTTCGACGTTTACCCCCAGTATGCGTATTGAGATGTTGTATATGATTATTTGGAGTTGCCTCATGTGGAGCAGAACCAATGTGTTCTCCCTCTCCTCTTTTACGAAAGGTTGCCGTAATCCAATTAAACATCTTGATCGCATCACGTTCCCCGTTATAGTATTCTACTTTTCCATCCACTATCTTAAAAATAGTTGGATACCCATTGGCCACGATTTTTTGGGGAGAATGAGACAAGTATTGATTGTTCAACCGTACCAATTTGGTATTTTCCTGGCTTTGTTCCACCTGTTCCAACTGAACGCGGTGGTCGCTTTTCAACATATTTTTCAGTTTCTTCCATTCCGGTTTCAACGCTTTACAATGACCACACCAAACTGCGAATACCATACCCGCAATAACAAGTGGTTTCGTTTTAGCGTGTGTTTTATTATGATGTGCTTTACGAGTTTTACGATGTGTTGTTTGATGTCGCATTATATACAACCCACATAAAATCTTTTCGTCAAATATATTATAAATGCGTGTTCCTATCATCAAAGTATTATTTATTTTATTTCTCCTAACGTGTTTCTTGTTGGGACTATATTTGTATTCCACCAAGGATATGAAAACGCTTTTTACACAAATGTATAATATAGAACAAACACGGGAGAATAGACGAGAAGGATTTGGATTATTTGAAAGTTATGTTTCTTCTCCCAATTCTATAGAACAAGTAACGGACCAAACATCTGGTGTTTCTGCCCCTGCCCCCGCACCATCGGTTCCACCCACAGAACAAGTTCCCGATTGTCCGAACCTTTTGGTAAAACGAGGAACACAATATTTCCTGTATCGTTCGGATATCCCCGAGGAAGAGGGAGTAAATCCCGTAGTATTTCAACAATTAAGCGAATACCAAACGTATTTAGATGCCGCCGCCGCACAAGGAAAGCATTGTCCTGTTTTATTCGTTCAACAAGAAAACAATGCGCAAGGCCAAGACGTATATCGGGTTCGTGAAACACCCGTGGTTGCCGACCAGGAACCGGGTGTACCCAACGAATTGGGACAAACTTACCAACAACGCGCCAAATACAATGATGCTTCGCGTTTGAACCCGCCGTACAATAAAGATTTATATGCGGGATTTGACCCGACGGGGTTGTATGTCGGAAAACTGACGGAATTGGACGATATTGCGCAACGAGAAGAAAAAGAACAAATCAGCGACAATCCGATGGACCCCAATTGGGGAGGTGTTTTGTTTACACAACATTCTGTAGATGCAGGAAAATATAAGGAAAATGAAGTCACCAAACCACGATATTTTACGCCTAAAACCACCTTTCTCCCTATGTTAAATACAAATATGCCCAAAGTTCCCGACCCATTAGACAACGACCCCTTCGGGTTCGCGCCGATACAGGACGCACAGTAAGTTAGCTGATGGCAATAATGGCAATAATGCGATATATATGTATACTACAAATACATATGTATTTCCACAGATGACGTATAGGTATAAAACGTCTATTCTCCCAAACACACCAAATATTTTCGGATATTTTCCACCACATTCTTGGCAATCTTCCTCGATTTCCCATTGGACGTCAATCGAATGTTCTCCAAACGTTGTGGGTTTGTCTTAACATCACTTATTAAATTGGGGAGATTACTAAACTCTTTCATTATTTCAATTGCTAATACAGAACTAATACCCGGTATCTGACACAACATAATCTCCCCAATGTTCTCGGGAGTAATGTTCTCCTTTTTCACTTTTTTAACCACGTGGCAGTAATTGGCTGCGTTAGCTGGTTCAACCGTTTCCGTTTCTATTGGCGGAGAGGACGTGGTTTCAGATAGGGGTTCTGTATTTGTATTTGCGTTGGCATTGGCATTGGCATTGGCATTTGTATCGGCATCTGTGGTTGGGACTAGAGTGGAACCAGATACAGTTGGAATGGGAGGTGGAATGGGAGGTGGAAGGGAATAGGCAAATACTTTTCCCTTACCGATTTCTTTGTCTATTTTAGATGCTAAACTCATAATCCATTCCGCGGTTTCGTGTAGCGATGCGGTGCGATATACACTAAATCCTTTAAACAAGTTAAGAGAAATGATGGCGGACATGACCATTTTCTTTTCTTGGGGAGAACGCAGTTGAGTAAACATCCCTTCCACAATATACAGAATATGATGTCGCGGAATATTGGCGGAACCGATTAACCGATACGATTGTTCTTCATATCTCCCGTCTTTGATACTGGCCAATAAGTCTTGAAACGATTTGCGTTCTATAATAACCAACGGCTCCACGGTGGCATTCGCCGCAGCATCGGCGGAAGCATAAAACACAATATCTCCCAAAGTCAATACAGAAGAAGCCAATTGAACACCAGAAAAAAGAGAAGACATGTCTTGGCATTTAGTAAACAAGGACGCTTCACGGTTGTCGATTTGAACAAACATTATGTAAACGATATGTTTTAGAGGGGAAAGGGAGAATGAAAAGAATAGATAAACAATACAATAATTCTGTATTATATTGTTTTGGAATATCTATTCTCCCTTTTTTACAGCAAATAAAAAGACACGGATTATTTACTTGTATCCATAAGCACTGCCTGGACGGAACCCAGTAGGACGAACAAATACCATTTTAATATCAGCAGGACTTTGTAAACTTTCAAGAGTGCACACAGGGGCATCTTTCACACCAGGCTTACACAATGTCAGAAACATAGAAGACCAACTTTCGCGTCCCACTTGGTAAGGAAATCCGGCCTTCTTACTTCCGCCTCCCTGGTCGCGGTTGATATGCCAACTGACGGCTTCACGAGAACGTTTTGATGCGTTTAAGAGAACCATTTAGGATATATACTAAAGAAATATATTTTTGTAGAATGCCCTTGTCATTTCTCTAAAGTCCGGTTTTTCTATTTCGCGGTTCCAATGCCGAACGCAAGTCCGGAGATGTACCCCAATAAAATGATAATATAAAACGGCATAAAGAATACGTGTTATGTAATAATAACCCAACCCCCGTGGCTTCATTCTATTTCGTTAAATAAAATGAATACATCTACTACTGCGACACCGACTTATTTCAACCCCACTCAATTGGATGACGATATTCGTATAGAGAAAAACGCGAATGGGGTGGATACATATGTGTTTGACCCATTTAATCCCATGAATAAATCCATCGAAGAGGCGGATGTGCGCGCCATTTTGTCGGCGTATGGCGTGAATGCGCCCATAGTGAATATGCAGTTATACAAACGCGCCTTTATTCACCGTTCTTATATCAAACGCCCCCACATTGAAAACGAACAAAAAAACATAGTGATTGTTCCCCAGCCCGACAACTGTCTTCCGCTCTATACGAAATCCAACGAACGATTGGAATTCGTGGGAGACGGTGTGTTGGAATGTATTACTAAATATTATCTGTATCGCCGTTTTCCTAAAGAAAATGAAGGATTTATGACCGAAAAGAAAATCGCGTTGGTGAAAAACGAAAGCATTGGAAAAATGGCGTTGGAAATGGGTCTTAACAAATGGTTTGTATTGTCGAAACACGCGGAATTGAAACAGACACGCACGAATTTGAAGAAACTGGGGTGTTTGTTTGAGTCGTTCATTGGTGCGATGTTTTTGGATATGAACAAAATCAACGTGGAAGACGATCAAGGATGGTTTAAAAATATCTTTATCACTGGACCGGGTTTTCAAATGGTCCAGGTGTTTCTGGACAATGTGTTTGAGAAACACGTGGATTGGATTTATCTCATTAAAAACGACGACAATTTCAAAAACATCCTCCAGGTGATTATTCAGAAAGAGTTCAAGGTGACGCCCCATTATATGGAAATCAATGAACACAACGCGGAAACGGGGTATCATATGGGCGTGTTTCTGTGTTTGGGACAGGCAATACACGATGCGAATATCAAACACGCTATTCCGAGTACATCGTTTCGCAGTTTCTTACAGGTTCATGAATACATGTCGCATCATGGGAAAATCCTGCTGTTTCTCGGAGAAGGAACACACAAAATCAAGAAGAAGGCGGAACAGATTGCGTGTGATGAGGCTATCCGCATCCTCAAGTCGTTTTAAAAAAGCAATCCAGCAAAAAACATAAACAAGAAGTTCCTAAATACATTATCTCAACTATCCCCCAACCCTAACAAAAAATGCCCAATTTAGATACTTTGGTTTTTCGCTATCAAGAATACGCACAGCAAGATGTTGAACAAATTAGTTCAGAGAAACGATTGTGTACACTAGATGTATTTGTATTATACGATTACGAACATAATTACGCTGCAATGTATGGTGTATCCACAAAAGAGTATCCTATTTATACCGACGCGTATGAAGCCGAACCCTTTCATTTTTTGTTTCACAGGTTGACAGACGCACACGATTTTCTGAGATGTCTGAGTGGTAAGTTAGAACCATGTGATACATCACTATATGCTCTCAAGGATGTTCCGATATTGATGGAGGATATTTCCTATTCCGTGCTTGCTGATTTGGCGGATAGTTATACCCCATTGATTGCGCATTATGAACCCTATTTAAATGAAACGCAGTTCAAGAATATGTTGGGATTTGTCCAGAAGGCGTTTACCTTGTATGAATATAGTGATGATGTCTGTCTGAAATAAAAATAAAACAAAAACTACGAATGAACCAGAAACGCGAACACGAACAGGTAAGAAAAGGATATAATGTATATTTTTTATCGATATATACTATATCCGCAACGTTCAAATACTTAAATGGAAACACAAACACAAGCACCAATGAATTATTTAGATAGATTACAAGTCAAACCCAATCCGAAAAGTGTTTCTGAAAATATTGTTCAAGTCCAGTTTGAAGACAAACGCGATACGACAAATGTCAATCGCGCATTGGTGTTGTCTAAAGTGAATGCGTATATTGGGTTGGTGGCAGACAAACGGAAAATCAATACTACACCCATTCGTGTTCCGGATATGACTGTTCCTGTATACAATCCCCCGCGGATGGAAGATGCGCTTAAACCGTTGCCTGTATCCACTGCAGAACCTGTGGTCGAACCAGTAATTAAAGAAAAGGAAGAACAAAAAGAACAAGAGGCAGAGACAGAGACAGAAGCAGTCCAGTTGCCGAAGACGGTTCCGGAGTCCAAACAATTGGTAGAACCCGACAAGACAGTCGTTCCGCCCGTGGAACAAGAATTGCCGACGAAGCCCGTTGAAAAAGAACCTGTTCCTGAACCGGAAGCCGAGAAAACGGCCGTTGCGCCGGCTCCGCCGGCGCCTAAACGACGACCTCGCCTTAAAATCATCGATAAAGGAATTGCGAAACCCATCGACCTAACCGCCGCCACCATCAACGGACAGCCCGTTATGGACCGTCTCCCGAAACCGGAAAAAATCATCCTCAAGGCGCCATCGTATTATATGTCCAACCGCAAAATATACGTCCAAAAACTCAACGAACTGTTCAAAGAATACAACCAACAACTCATCGACGCTGCTGCCGTTGCGTCGTGCGACCCGAAGACCAAAACGAATGAAACGGAATTGATGATACACCAAAAAGTGGTGCGCGATTATTTGAACTTGTATACCCCTTACCGCGGATTGTTATTGTATTTCGGTCTAGGCGCGGGCAAAACCGCAGCCAGTATTGCGATTGCGGAGGGTCTGAAATCCCATAAAAAGGTGTTTATTCTAACCCCCGCCTCCCTAAAGATGAACTATTTTAGCGAACTGAAAAAATACGGCGACCCCCTTTTCCGAAAGAACCAGTTCTGGGAATTCGTTTCCACGGAAGGCAATCCGGAATACATTGATATTTTATCACAAGTCCTATCTCTGCCTCGCGAATGGGTGGTCAAAAACAAGGGTGCGTGGTTGGTGGACATTACGAAAACCAACGCGAATTTCAAGGATTTGGATGCGAACAAACAACAGATGTTGGATGAACAACTGAATTATATGATACGTTCGAAATACATTGATATTAATTACAATGGATTAAATACAGACAAACTCAACGCGTTGGTGGAAAAATACGGCGCCAATCCGTTTGACCATTCGGTCGTGGTAGTGGACGAAGCCCACAATTTGGTTAGTCGTATTATCAATAAACGCAATAAACCGTCCGCGATTTCCAGTCGCATTTATCAAATGCTAATGAGCGCAACCGATGTGCGTATTGTGTTGTTGTCTGGAACACCCATCATCAATTATCCTGCGGAAGTGGGTGTATTATTTAATATATTGCGTGGGTATATAACCACGTGGGCATTTACACTAAAACCTCCCGCGGGATTTCAAACAGAAGATATACTAAAAATATTGGACGACGAAGATTTCCGGCATTACGATTATGTGGATTATACGAACGGTGTATTATCTATTACACGAAACCCGTTTGGATTTACCTATGTTAAAAAATCGGGAGCAGAAAAGGGTCAAAAACATCCTCGCGAACAACCGGCAGTTCCGGAATTTATTCCTCCCACTGAAGTTCAGCCGGCGAAACCGAAAAAGAAATTAGTGGTGAAGCCTGCTCCTGCTCCTGCCCCCGCACCGGAACCGGCACCTGTTGCCGGTGTCCAAAACACGATTGCGAACGCAACGAAAGCCGTGGGTTCGTTGTTTAGTGGTGGAAATGGTCGCGGAAAAACCAAAAAACATATGCTTTCTATTCAAGAACAAGTTCCCACGACCTTTTTGCGCAAAACCAGAAAACTACGTATAGGGGTTTCTACAGAAACACAACCACAACCTCTACAAGAACCCGGTTCCGAAACAATGCCAGAACCAGAAGACCCAATCGTCTCCTCACCACCCAATCAGGGAGATGAATATTATGTGGTAGAAAACGGATTAATACGCCTAAAGGAACCCGCCCCCGAACCCGAAGAAGAAATCAATGAAACGGTGGAAAAGGAAACAGAGAAAGAATATCTAAAACACCAAAATTTGGAGGGAGAATACGGTATGATACGTGGCGGAGCCGATTTGGTGTTTAACCGATACAAGGGTATTCATTTGGATGAACAGGGCAATATCAGCAACGAAGTCTTTGTTTCTGAACTCAAACGTATTTTGCGGAAACATAACGTGGAAGTGTCCGATGTGGTGAAAACGGAACATTACAAATGTTTGCCCGATACAGTGGAAGATTTCAATTCCCAGTTTGTAGATATTGATGCGGTGGTCATGAAAGACGTGAACTTGTTTAAGAAACGCGTGTTGGGTCTTACCTCCTATTATCGTAGTGCGCAAGAAAGTCTTCTCCCTCAACTTATTCAAACGGAAAAGGGAGAAACGTATCATATCATTAAATGTCCGATGAGCCAGTTCCAAATAGAAGAATACGAAGAAAAGCGGTTGTCCGAAATGGAAATAGAGAAAAGTCTCCGTAAAAACGCGAAAAAACGGACAACGCGGGACGAATTGGAAGACAAGATTTCTTCTACGTATCGTATTTATTCCCGCGTTACCTGTACATTCGTGTTTCCGCAATCTCTCCCGCGTCCTATGCCGTTTAAAACCACCAATATCGACGAAATGTTGGAAAACGCCAAGAAACAGACACAGGGATTTGAAGTGGGCGCAGAAACAGTATTAGACAATATCGTGAATGAAACCGACGAACAACTGGACGTGGCGGACAATCAGTCTGTTCCCGCCGTTTCAGAGGAATACGCCAAGAAAATAAAAGATACCATGGCACGACTGAAAACGGAAAAAACATCCATTACTGTTTCTGAAACGGGAGAAATCAAAGACGTCGATGTTTTGTCGCGCGAAGGATTGAAAGTCCACGGACCGAAATACGCGGAAGTATTGGAACAACTGGAAAAAGAAGAACATCGGGGTCTGCATTTATTGTATAGTAATTTCCGCACGATGGAAGGTGTTGGTATCATGAAATTAGTATTGGAAAAAGAAGGATATAACGAATTTAAACTGAAAAAGAATGGAACCGAATGGGAATTGGAACCTCCCCAAGGCGACCCAAGCAAACCCTATTTTGCGCTGTATACGGGAACCGAAACGGCGGAAGAAAAGGAAATCGTCCGCAATGTGTACAACAGTAATTGGGAACTCATTCCTCCTAAATTGGCCGACGCCCTCCGACAAAGAAACGCCAACAATTATTATGGGGAGATTATTAAGATACTAATGATTACCGCCTCCGGTGCTGAAGGTATCAATTTGGAAAATACCCGGTTTGTCCACATTCTGGAGCCCTACTGGCATATGACGCGTTTGGACCAGGTGGTGGGACGCGCCAGACGTATTTGTAGTCATAAAAATCTGCCCGAAGAGTTGCGCACGGTTCAGGTGTTTTTGTATGTGGCGGTATTTACCGAAGAACAAGTGAAGGGGCGGAAACACATTGAATTGATGACGGGAGATGTGAGCCGACTTACCTCCCAACCGATTACCACAGATGAATACTTGTTTGAGAGTGCGCTCATCAAGTACAATTTGAACAACCAGATTTTGCGGTCCATCAAAGAAACCGCGATTGATTGTAATTTGTATAGCACACTAAACCGCGGTGAGAATTTGGTATGTTATGGCAACCAATATGGAAAGGTGGCATCCAACGATTTCGGCGCATATCCTTCTTTAGAGAAAGATCGCAAGGAACGGGAGGAGCTGAATGTGAAGGAGACCACCGTGAAACTGACGAAAGTAACAATACAGGGTGTTGCGTATGTGCTGAACAAACAAACACAGGAATTGTTCGACTTTAGTGTGTATTCGAATTCGAAACAATTGGTATTGGTGGGATATTTGCGCGAAGATGGTAAGGGAGGCAAAATCGTGGTTCCGGCCAAATAAACTTGATATATATCGCATTCATATTCTCCTATAATATAAATGCGTGCGCTACTTAAATTGCTGTGTATAGTTTTTCTTGTGTTTATTATTCTGTACACAACCACCTATTTCCATTATGATACTATTCGTGAAACGCATTCTGATGTTGCCATTGTTGTTTCTCATTATAATGAAAATATAGATTATTTAGATAACGAACCGTTTTCAGAATTTGAACAAATCATTTATACAAAGGGAGAAAACACACCGAAATGTTCGGCATGCGCTAATATCAAACAATTACCGAATGTGGGCGTATGTAATCATACTATTTTATATCATATAGTCAATCATTATGATACGCTCCACGATATAACCATATTTTTACCCGCATCTTGTTTAGATGAACGCAAAAGGGAGATTACGAAGCAAACTATTCAAAAAGTAAAAGAAACGAATGACAGTGTATTTTACTGTGTTGCGTACAATAATGTGAAAGATGATTTTTACAACTTTCAATTAGATGAATGGAAAAATACCAATTCTGCAAATCAGGTATTAAACCCGGATAAATATTTGCGCCCAGCAGCTATACGACCATTCGGAAAATGGTATGAACAACATTTCAATAGAATTGATATTCAGCACGTAAATTATACGAGTATATTCGCTATTTCTAAACAGCACGTACACAATAGAAGTGTTTCTTTTTATCGCGAATTATTAGAAGAAGTCAGCCATCATAAAAATGAAGAAACCGCACATTATTTAGAACGTGCTACATTGGCTCTATTTTATCCAATCCCTGAAAAATGCGTTTATATTGCTCCCACGTAAATGTTATATAAAAATAGACAATAAACAAAAAATAATGTAAAAAGAAAGTAATAAGAAATGAAAACAATGTCTAATCTCCCTCCCCTTTACAAATATATAGTGTTGTATGACGGGTGTGATACAGAAGACGTGGAATATTGTGAAGAATTACATGATGCGTATTTGGTGTTGGCGCATAAGTGTATGCGATATGACTTGGATGACCAAAATCCCCGCATTCAGGTATATAAACTCAACAAAAAGGGAGAATATGTGGATACGATGGAAGTTATTCGTTTGGAAGATTTGCCCACCAATTTGTTTTGTCATAATGAAAAATGTTGCTGTACACGCCAACGGACCCGGAGCCGGTCGTTCTAAGGAGGGTGTTTTGCCTCTTCCCAACCCCCTTATTTGATGGAGGGTGTTTCGCCTCCATAAAATTGAAATACTTTGAAAATCTGATATCTAATAACAAGCAAAAACAATCAAATATTATAAAATGTTGAGTATATCTGTCGCTGAAATAGAAACCTCCCGTCAAATGCGAAATGTGTTCGACCTTCGCAAACTCCATCATTTGGTTATGGTACAAAATAATCGTCTATTGATCCCCGAAAAAGAGTATTGGATGGTCTATTCTCCCCGTGGGGTCATACTGTCTAATTGGAAAACCAAGGTAAAAATATTGGAACTGGTGGAATTGGAGTTTCGCCAGTTGTTTATTCGAGCAGAATGTAGTATTATGGACAATAATTTTACATTCATTCATTTATACGATGCGGAAGAATACACGTTTTTCGAATACACACATGATTATGAATAAATACGCTATTCTTGGTAAGTTTTTGTTTTCTTGGTAAGTTTTTGTTTTCTTGAACATTTTTGTTTTCTTGAACATTTTTGTTTTCTTGAAAGTTTTTGTTTTCTTGAAAGTTTTTGTTTTCTTGAAAGTTTTTGTTTTCTTGAAAGTTTTTGTTTTCTTGAAAGTTTTTGTTTTCTTGAAAGTTTTTGT